ATTAGAGTATGGTCGGAAGCATTTGAGTCCTGCTAACATAGGTACAGTTTCTTAACTAACTAAATATTATGGCAGCTCCAACAGCAGTTGGTGAATACGGTTCCTGCCAAGGAACAGAGACCCGTATCTCGCCTTCTGATACAAGTGGATCAGGTTCAGCTTCAGCTGTAGCCTCCACAACTAAAAACTTACGTCTTGCCTATTCTACCGTTGGTAGTTCAGGTACAACAGACACATGTGCAGTTGTCGCTGGACAATACACATAACTCAATGGGGGGCTTCGGCTCCCCTTTTTTTATTCAAATTTTTAACTATGACTACCACGACTGTAACCATCGATACCGAACTATCCGCAGTGAATGCAATTCTTGGTAGTATTGGTCAATCCCCCATCTCTGGTATAGATTTTAATAACCCTGAAATATCTTTTATATATAATATATTAAAAGAAGTAAACCAAGATGTCCAGAATGAGGGTTGGACTTTTAATCTTGAATATCATATAAAAGAAAATGTAAGTACATCAGATAATAAAATTATAATTGGATCAGATGTTATTCGTATAGATAATACAGATGAGTGGGATAGAACCCGTGACTTTGTACGACGAAAAGATTCTGATGGTATTTGGAAAATGTATGATAGAGTAAACCATACATTTGAATATCCAGATGATGACCATTTCTTTGTTAATAAAGTAAGATTATTGGAATTTGAAGATATACCTTCTGTATTCCAAAGATATATAATTTATAAAGCATCCGGTAGAGCTGCTGTTCAATTAGTATCTAACCAACAATTACAACAAATGTTAGCTACTTATGAGCTACAAGCTAGAGCTGCCTGTTTAGAATATGAGTGCAATCAAGGTGATCATTCATTCTTTGGATGGCCAGATGAATCAGCCTATCAACCTTACAAACCTTATCAAATGCTTAGAAGATAATGGCAAGTGTCACACAGAAAGTACCTAATTATGTTTTAGGAATTGCACAACAACCTGACGAAAAAAAATTTCCAGGACAAGTAGTAGACCTAGTTAATGGTGTACCTGATGTAGTTGAACAATTACATAAACGACCAGGAAGTTCTTTAGTTAGTACTATATCACCATCCACCGCATCCCACACAAAATGGTTTAACATTTATACAAAAGATGACGAACAATACATTGGACAAGTTGGTGCAGATGGGGCAGTTATTATATGGAGATGTAGTGATGGTGCTATCATACCCGTGGATTATGCAAATATTGCTGGTACAAATAAAGCTACATATTTAGATAACCAAGCTTTATCAGATGAAAAGTCTTCAGATATACAGGCGTTAACAATTAATGAAACTACCTTCTTTGTTAACAGACGTAAGACTGTTGCAATGAAAACAGACGCAGCAGATAAATCACCTCCTAGATTAAATGAGGCTTTTATAGCATTAGATACTATATCTTATGGTAAACAATACGCATTAGATATTTACTCTCCTGAGAATAATACAACATTTTCATATCCACGTGCTACAAGTATTGTAGTAGATGAAGTTGTATCCCTTGATGGTTCAAGTACAGCTTCAGCTACCGTAGGTGCTGGTGATTGTAAAGGTATGGGTAGAGAATATGTAACAGTAAATACAGGCACAGCAATTGGATCTACCTCTCCTCCTAACACTAGTTCAGGTGGTAAGAGTAATCTAAGGTATGAGATGGATACTCGCTGTACACCACAACCTGATGACGATGATGATAACGATAACTATCATGATGCCTATAACCCATATTGTAAATTACAATTTGGTGGTGAAGGTTGGACAACAAACGATACACATCAACATACCTCCCAAAAAGGGCTGACTACAACAGTAACAATTAAGAACCATGTAACAGTTACATCCAGAGCTAACATAGCTATGGTACGTCCTGATCCTACCTCATCTAATGCGGAAGAGCATGTGTCAGCAGATGGTATATTAGGGGATTTAAAAACAACTTTAGATGCTATCAGTGGTACTGGTATTACATGTACTATTGTGGGAAATGGTTTACATTTATATAGTAAAGATAAGTTTGGTGTCACATCTCCTGAAAAAACATTAATGAACATTACAACTAGTGAAGTTAATAATGTTGCAGATTTACCAAGTTCATGTAGACATGGTTATGTAGTACGTGTAGTAAATAGTGATGAAGATGTTGATGATTATTTCTTGCGATTCCAAGCAGAAGGAATAGAAGCAGATATAACACAGTCAGGTACATATGCTAGATCAAGTAATACTGTAACTATTACAGCAACTTCGCATGGTTTAGAAAATGGGGATCAAGTTATAGTAGACTTTACCAGTGGAGCTGCTACTGATGGGTTCTATACTATAGCTAATAAAACTACTAATACTTTTGAGATTACAGACGCAGCTTCTGGTACTATTAGTGCAGGTGAAACTTGTACATTTACACCAGCTCGATTCGGAGAAGGCATCTGGGAAGAGGTAGCAGAGCCTGGTATAGAAATAGAGATAGATAATACAACAATGCCTCTAGCCCTTACCAGGGTGCTTCCAGGTACATTCTCTATTAATGGTGGTGGATCTACTACTTACTCTAATGGAGCATTTAGATTTTCTTATCCTGATTGGGGTAAACGAGACTGTGGTGATGATATCACTAACTCTAAACCTTCTTTTGTAGGACAACAAATACAGAAGATGGTATTTTTTAGGAATAGAATTTGCATATTAAGTGCTGAAAATATAATCCTATCTAGAGTAAATAACTTCTATAATTTTTGGGTAAAAACTGCAATGGCAATTTCCAATGCAGATCCTATTGATTTACAATCTAGCTCAACATTCCCAACTAAATTATATGATGCTGTTGAACAGGCTGGTGGATTAGTTATCTTTAGTGCTAGTGAACAGTTTCTATTAAGTTCAGGTGCTGAAGCTCTCTTGACTCCTGAGACTGCTAAGATTAGTTATTTATCATCTTACGGTTTTAACCCTGATACTACGCCTATAGAACTAGGTACTACTATAGGATTCTTAAATTCACAAGCTAAACATTCTAGATTTTATGAAATGGCAGCTGTGTCTCAAAGAGAAGAACCTGAAGTTGTAGAACAAACTAAAATAATACATAATTTATTTCCTGAAAATACCAGTATGATGACTGGTTCTACGGAAAATAAAATGGTATTATTTGGTATAGATAGTACATTACATACAGCATCTAATGAAGTATGGGGTTATAAATGGCATCAAGCAGAAGGTAGAAGATCTCAATCTGCATGGTTTAGATGGACATTATCTAATAATGTAGTATTCCATACTATTATGGATGACGTATATTATACTATACTAAATACAGGCAGTACATATACACTAGAAAAATTTGATATAAAATTAAAAAGTGATACTTTATTAATTGGTGATTCACCAGATCAAAATAGAATATTTTTAGATACTAAGAAAACATTTGCATCAGGAGATCTTACATATAATGGGGCCACTGATGTAACTACCTTTACGCTAGGAGCTGGGTATTACAGTTCTCGTACTCTTACAGCTTATACTATTACAGATAGTGATGCTAGAGGTAGAAGTTATGATATACCAGCATCTGCTATTTCAGGTACAGCTCCTAACCAAACAATCACATTACCTGGAAATTGGAAGACTTCTTTAAAAGATGGGTCTTCTGTAAATACAGATGTAGTGATTGGATATGAGTATGAGTTTGAAGTAGAGCTACCTAAGATTTATATGACTAGACCAGAGGGAAATTCTATAGCTTCTGAAACTCGTGGATCTTTAGTTATACATAGAATGAACTTTGACTTTGGAGATGTAGGTGTAATAGATGTTACATTAAAACGTAAGGGTAGAACAGATTATACATATACAGTTGAATCATTAGAATGGGATAATATTTTAGCCAGTACACCTGCAATAGCAAATACATACTTACATACTATACCAGTCTATGATAGAAACACAAATTTAACAGTACAAATTAAATCAAATCACCCATCTCCTGCTACCATTTTCTCTATGAATTGGGAAGGAGATTACTCAACTAGATATTACGCCCGTGTCTAAATACACCCACCCAATTACAATGGAAGCTGCTGTAGAGGTAGCTTCTAATCTTCGTGATGATGATTATAGAGAAGTGTTTGAGGGCCACGGTCACTTTCCACTTCTCTTTATACCATTAACTGCTTTCCAAGGTGAAACTGTTTACTTCACTCATCCAGACGGTAGGATTGCCGGACTGGCTGGAGTTGAACCTGATGGGAAAATATGGATGTTATGTACTAACGTCATCCATGATTCCCCTCGACTGTTTGCTAGACAAGCTAAGAGATGGATTGAAAGCAGAGAAGAGAAACTCCTTTGGAACATTGTAGATAAACGGAATACCGCTCATCTAAAACTTCTAAAGTTTCTGGGATTTAAGTTCTTAAGGGAGCTTAAGCATGGTCCCAACAATATAACCTTTATAGAATTTTGCCGTGTGCGAACCAACAGCGATAGCAACAGCAGGAAGCAGCATATTAGGAGCAGTAGGTCAACAAGCCGCTGCTGAACAAGCCACTTCTGCTAAAAACAGAGCTAAACTAAAAAACCACGAAAGGAATAATATAGATTATTTAACACAAACTACGTTAAATAATGCTAAATGGAAGAATGATGTACAGCTACAGGATATACAACAGGATCAATATTATATGGCAATGATGGATCAGTGGACAGAAACTGATCGACAACTTGATAAGATCTTTGCACAAGGTTCTTATAAGATGGAGGCTGCTATACGTAAAATGTATCAGAATGATTATGCTGGTACTATGACAGGTAATACAGCTGCACGATTAGCTGCTAAGTCTGTTAAAGAAATGGGTTATGAAAAATCCAAAACATTACATGAGATGATGTTTGCTGAAGAATCAAGTTGGATGGATAAAGATAGATATCATTCTGAAGTTGAAGCTAAACGAGCCGAGGCTTATGATAAAATAAGGTTCTCACCAATACATGGTCATGCACCCCCATCACCAATTATGGACGCAGCTCCTAGTAGAGCTGGTATGTTCATGAGTATAGCTGGAAGTGTTATTACAGGCTTTGCTGGTGCTAAAGCAAATACACCCCCAAATATATTTAATGATACTAGCGGTATGGGTTTTGCTCGAGCACATAGTATTACATCATCTCCAGGCTATACTCCTTTTGGTAGTGGTTATACTACATCTCCATATAATGTTTGGAAGTAACCATGAGCTCATATAACGAAAACATAGCGAGGCTAAAACAAGCCTCTTCCTCTAATACCGCTGCAGCTAATCAGTATGAAACACAAGCTGCTATATCTGAAGGTAATTGGCATATAGATCATGCTAGAAAAGTAGCAGATGGATTAGGTGAATTTTCCACTCAATTAAAAGAGTGGCGTAAAAAAGATATTGAAAAGAAACTAGAACGTGGTAAACAGGAAGCTAGAAGAGAAAGGACAGAAAATGCTCAAAGATTAATAGAAATATCTGAAGAGCTTAAAACTGTTAAAGCTGAAGATACTAGATTCCATGAATTAAAAGCTGAACAACTTAAACTAGCTGGACCTGATGGTTACCCTGAAGCTGATAGAATTGCTAACTTATCTAGATGGGGTCAGGTTGGGTATGCTAGAGAAAAGATCCGTGTATTTAATGAAAGCTTTGATGATCAGCTTACACACTGGATGCAAAACAGTGAGCAAGCTATTACTATCCAAGGGATAACATTTACACCAAAAGAAATGAGGGACCATAATATAAATGGTCTACCATTCAAAGAAGCTGCTATCGAAGTAGGAACTGAATTCCTTAGAGAGCAAGCTGGTATGAATAGATATACCCCAGAGATGCATAAGCTCGCTGGTACTAGTGATTCAATAACCAAAGCTAAAGAGGGTCTTTTAGAGAAGTATAGAGAAAGATATAATATTGATGCTTCTATGCAGACTAGAGCTCAAGCTAGTTTAGATTGGTCTCACTCTGCCAGAACAGGTGATGATCTATATCGGTTGCTTCTGAAAAATTCTGCTACAGTTAATGAATCTAATCAAATACTAGGTAATGCTGGTGGTTGGGATCAAGTTATGGGTCATTTAGCACAAGAAGGTATAGCTTTGTCTGACCCTACTTATGCTGATAAAATTGGTAGTTTAGAAATTCCTCCAGCTTTATCTCAAAAATTAGGTATCAAACCTGGTACTACATATGCTCAACAATGGCCTCAACGTTTTTCAACTTTGAAGTCTAGTATTAAAAAAGGTTATGTAGAAGCTACTAATGCTGAATTATCATTTCAAAAAGCTGATGGTGTAAAGTTACAAGCTGAATTTATAGAAGAGGCTAGAAAACGTCCTTTATCTTCACAAGAGGTAAATGAATGGAAACGTAAGTTTGGACAAGCTGGATTACCTATACCAGCTAATGTAACTAATTACGAAACTCTTAGTGATAGAGATGAAAGAGAAGATAAAGAGGCAATTGAAGCTCTAATGGCAAGCCAAAATGGATATATAACTAATGAGCAATTAGATTCATTTCATCCAAAAGCTGCATTAGAACATAGAGAAAAAGCAAGTAAATTAGAGAAAGGAGCTCTTAAAGAATTTGATGCTGAAAAGAAAATTAAAGCTCATCTTGATACAGCCTTTACAAATATGGGTATTAAGGGTAATGAAAAAAGCCCTGCCTATATAGAAGCTATGGCTAATGCTAAAGCTGACTATGCTAAAAAATTTAATATGTATGTTGGTATGGGATATGAACCAGAAATGGCAAGTCACTTAGCTTTACATGCTGATCAAGTTGAAGATCTAAATGGTAAACCTATTCCAGATTCAATGGGTGTCTTAACTGAAATTCAAAAAAATGGTGAAGGTAGTAAGTATGTTATTACTGGACAGTCTGTTGAAAAATCTCTTAAACCTGGACATCTACGAGTCGGTCAAATCAAAATGGCTAAAGATGAAATATTAAATGATGCATCTAGTGTTACTAAGAAAGTAATAGGTGGTGATTACGGTCATCGTCAAATTACAACTATTAAAAATAACATAGATAAGTATGGTCCTAGAGGATTATATATGGATAAAGGTGCATTAGAATATTATAAAGGTATAACCCGTGGACGTAGTGCAAGAGAAGGTGGTTACTGGGGATTAATAGATGCTCAATTAAAAGCAGCTGGCCATGAAGGTTTAAATCCAGAATCACGTCCAGCTATCCTTGATATAACTACAGGTAAAGATAAAGATGGTAATATTATTTCAGATGCTCGTGGACATTCAAATGTAAACAGAAGTATTGCGAGAGCTATGCAACATCCATCAACAGCCACTAATTTATATATTACTAATATGTTAAAAGATACAGCTAATTATGGATATGCTACTAATTCTGTATGGGATAATCCAGAAAATCTAGCCCCTTGGTTAGGAGGTTTGTATGGATGAATTAACATTTGACCCAGCTAATACACCTAACACAGATACTACTCAAAATATAGAAGGTTATGATGCTCATGTTGAACAAATACAACAAGCATATCCTGAACAAGATTGGAGAACACCTGCACAAGTAGAGGCGGAAGAACAAGGTCAAGTTGAAGGACAAGCTCCTGTACAACAACCAGATCAAATTACTGATGTAGCTAACCAAGTAGCAGATCAAGTTGGTCAACAATTAGGTATTACCCCACAACCACAAGAAGCTCCACAAGAGCAGCCAGAGGTCGAGGAACGTACTCCTGGTAGGTTTGCTGACCAAGTAGACCCTACTACAGGTTTAGTATCGGTAGAAGCTCTTAGATCTGCAAATGTCAGTGATGAAGTTATTAGGTTTACTAATGCTCAATATGACTGGTTACCTGAAGAAAAGACAGATTTTGATGGATGGAGAGAAGCTGGTGGTGATAATAACTTAGAAGCTACTTTAGCTTTCGTTAATAAAATACGAAGCTCTCAAGACTATATAGATAGATATGATGGTAATGGTGACGGACAGTTTACCATATCAGATTACTATGATACATCCCGTTTGGGACCACTATCCCCTGAACGTGAACAGCAATTAACTGAAGAATGGTTAACAAGTTTACAGAATAAAGATTTAAAAGCTAGGTTTGGTTCTTTAGTAACTTTAGAACCTATGCTTGAGTATAGACATCAACGTAGAAAAGGCGTTTTAGCACCTAATGATGAGTTAGATGGTGAGCAAATGCGAGCTAGTTCATTAGCAGCATGGAGTGTTAATACAGAAATGGTATTATCAGCACCTGAAAAAATTGCTTCAGGATTCCACGCAGCTGCAAATGATGATGATCCTGACACATGGTTTGATTGGAATGCCATGGAGTCAAAGGATGCTAAACTAGATGATTGGGTCATGGGTCATAAGAACCCTATGTCCAAAGCATATATGGTTAATAATCCTATAAACAGGGTGTGGAGTGATCCCATCATGTTTGAATTAAACAGGTATGCTCCTGCTGTTGCTATCGCTGGTGTTGCTTTACCAGCCTCTGCTACTGCTATTACTACAGGTGGTGCTGGTTTACTAACAGCTAAAGGAGCTGGTATGGCTGCTTTAACAACAGGTAAAGCCTTTGGTGTAACCTGGGCTACAGAAACTATTCCTACTAACATGTTTGTTGATATGAATCATTCTGCTATGCAGACTTTTCATAGTACAAACAAACAAGCACAAAAGTTAATAGATGCACACCCAGAATTACATATTACTGGAAATCAATTAGCTCATGGAATAGAAAGCCCTTTCAGTAGAAAACTAGAATTCATGCGTGGTGAAATGGGCTGGGATGCTGGTGGCCTATTAGCTGGTAATATATTATTCAAATCACTTGGTAAAGGATTCAAACAATTATCTAAAGGAAATTGGAATCAACTTCAAACAAGTACTAAAGCTATACCTAAGATACAAGATCCAATAGATATTTATAAAGCTAGATTACAAGTTAAAGATGATCTAATGGAAGCTGCTATTGATCAAACAAAAATGGCAGCTGAAGGTCCATCTAGTAAATGGTCTGATCCTTGGGCTACAGATGGTGATTTAGATTCAACATATGGTGCATATAAGAATCCCAGCTTTATGGCTGGACAAGGTAATGCTAGTATCAGAGGAAGCGTATATGATGTAACGAATCAATTTAATGAATTGAAGCATCAAATCGGTATTGAAGGTGGTACAGTAGATGAATTATTTACACCTATTGAACGTGCTGAATTTGGTAAATATGGTATACCTGATAATTGGTTTGATAAAAATGTAGATGTCTTTATGACAGATTCTACAGAACAACTCAAACGTCTTAATCCATTAAATCGTAATTTACGTAATTTAGCTGAAGATCAATTAAGAAATATTCAAGAGATTCTAGGTAGAGATGCTGCAAGATTAGATCCAGAAGAATTCTGGGGTAAAGCATTTATTGATACACCAATTAAACCGAATGAAGTTTTAAGTGATGTAAAGAAATTTGTTGTTAAAAACTTGCAAGTACAAGATGCTGTTAATAATTCATTACTTAGAAGATTAAGAGATTATGCTGATGCTACAGGTGAACAAATAGGTAAAGCAGATATTTTTGCTAAAGATGGACCTATGCGTAATGTAGCTAAAAACCTAGCAATGGGTTTAACTGAAGTTAAGAAAACTCAATTTACTTGGGATCTTGCTGCTAAGAGAATGAAAGAAACTGGCGGTGAATTAACTGAAGATATGGTCAGAGAGATTAATGAAACAGTAGCACAAAGATCAGCTAAACTAACAAAAGAAACAAATGATGGTGTTAGGTTAATGATGCAAGTGCTAGAAACTAGCGACTCTGACGAATTAGCAGAAGGTATATTAGATGTATTTAAAGTATCTAATGATATTCATAACTGGAAAGACTTTGATAGTTGGATGAGGCAAAAGATTAGTGGTGGTGAGTTTAACGGTAAAGTTAAAACAGGTGCATTAATACATGAACTCCAAGGGGTTATGGTTAATAGTATCCTTAGTGGACCTAAAACTCCTATGAGAGCTCTTATGGGTACTACTGTTAACTCTTATCTAAATGCTATCAATGAAGCTGCAGGTGCTACTTTAAGAGCACCATTTACTGGTGATGTAGCAAGTAGAGCTGCGTCTGTTGCTAAGTTAAAAGGTATGTTTGAACTTATACCTGAAGCTATGGAAGTATTTAGAAAAAATCTAAAATCCAAATTCAATGCAGATATAGCTGATATTAGAACTAGATACTCTGAACCAATGTCAAGAGGTGATAATAATTGGCATCTATTTGAACAGTGGACAGAGAAAAATGGTAATATTGGTGATAAAGCTGCCTTTCGTATAGCAAATATAGCAAGAAATCTTAACAATAATAAACTACTTAGTTGGTCTCCACGTGCTTTAGCAGCTACTGATGAAACATTTAAATGGTTATTAACTAGAGCTAGATCTAAAGAGATTGGTATGAGACAAGCTTTAGAAGTTGCTGGTAGAGATGGTGTTGAATTTTCACCAGATCTTATGAAGCAAGCTGAAGATATTCATATGAAGAATCTCTTAGATGCTGATGGTAATATAGATATAGGACAAGATTCATGGCTTGAAAAACAGTTTAAAGAAGTAACATTAACTTCTGAGTTAAATGGCTTCGCTAAAGAACTAGATACTTTATTAAAAGATAAACCATTAGTAAGACCTTTCTATTTATTTGCTAGAACAGGTATTAATGGGTTAAACTTTACATATAAGAATACACCATTACTTGGTGCTTTACATAAAGAATCTATAGATATCTTAAGACATACTGGTGATGATTTTACACCATTATTTAAGTATGGTATTGAGAATGCTAATGATTTAGCTAATGCTAGAAATTTATTTACAGGTAGACAGGCAGTTGGTGCTGCAACAGTTATGACCTTCGCTGGTATGTACATGGGCGGTCAATTGACTGGTAATGGTCCTGCTGATAGGAAGCTAAGACAGAGTTGGATGAATGCAGGCTGGAAACCTAATCATGTATATATAGGTGATGTCGGTTTTGATTATACTTCCTTAGAACCATATAATACTATCTTCTCTGCTATTGCTGATATAGGTGATAACATGGAACTTATGGGTAGTGAGTGGGCTGAAAAACGTTTACAAGCAGCAGCATTTGTTATAGGTAGAGGTTTAACTGGTAAAACATATATGTCTGGATTAGACCAGATGATGCAAATAGCACAGATGAAACCTGGTGCTCTTGATAAAGCTGGTGCTAATATATTAAATAATAGTATACCTTTAGCAGGTATGAGAAATGAATTTGGTAAATGGGTTAATCCTCATATGAAAGAATTAAATTCTGATATGTGGAGTTCTATTAGAAATAGAAACCAAGCATCTGAATTCTTAGCAGGTGAAGATTCTTTACCAGAAAAAAGTGATATGTTAAATGGTAAGCCAATTAATAATTGGAATATTGTTGGCAGATCGTTTAATGCAGTTTCTCCTGTTAGTTTAGATATTAGAAGCAAATCACCTGGTAGAAAACTTTTATTAGATAGTAACTACGATCTTAAATCTACAGTATATTCTTATGGTGGTTATTCATTTGTTAAAGATAATCAAGTAAGAGCACATTTCCAAAATGCTATAGGTACTGTACCGGTTACTGTTGGATTTAAAAAGTTTAAGAATGTAGAGGAAGCTTTAGATCATCTTGCTTCAAGAAAGGATGTTCAAAACTCTATGGCAAAGATGCAAGCTGATTCTAAAAATCCAGGTCAATGGGATATGGATCCAAATAATTATCCACATAATACACTTATAGATAATTTAATGAATCAAGCTAGAGCTAGAGCTTGGGCTAAAATCCAACAACCAGATCATCCAGCATATAGATGGGTCGAGAAATTGAAAAAGAAAAAAGATGGTTTGGATACTAGAACTAGAGATAATAGACAAGGTATTTTAGATTTAAACTACCCGACACAGAAAGTAGAACGATTCCCTAAGAACTAAATGGCACATACAAAAGTAACAAAAACCTATTCCCAGAACACGGGAGTGGCGAATACATTTAGCTACTCTGGGAGTTTTGATGTATTTAAAGGAACTGAAGTTGTAGCATTATTAGATAATGTAGCATTAACATATACAGCTTCAACAATTAATGAATCCGCCTCCCCTAGAGAATATTCAGTAGATACATCAGCTAAAACCATACATATTGGGGGAGCGGATTTATCTAGTGGTACTATAATAATAAGACCTGAGACTGATATGGGAGCTCCTACACCAAGAGCTACCTATGCACCAGGTTCATCTATTACATCTGAAGACCTCAATAATAACCAAACGCAATTAATGCGTAAGGCTATGGAGTATGATGAAACTAAGATGTCAACTACTGGTGATACCATGACGGGTCACCTTACTATGGGTGAGGATACTACAGTTATATTTGAAGGTGCAACAGACGATGGATATGAGACAACTCTTACGGTTGCTGATCCTACTGCTGATCGTACAATTACTCTTCCTAACGTAACTGGAACAGTAGTAACAACAGGAGATACAGCAACAGTTACAGCTACTATGCTGGCAGCTGATTCTGTTGATTCTTCTGAGTTGGTAGATGGTAGTATAGATTCAAGTCATATATCAAGTAGTGCAGTTACAACAGCTAAGGTTGCAGCTGACGCAATTACAGGAGCTAAAATTGCAGATGACGCTATAGATTCTGAACACTATACAGACGGTAGTATTGATACTGCACATATAGCTGACTTAAATGTTACTACAGCTAAAATAGCAGCTGATGCGATAACAGGAGCTAAAATAGCTGACGATGCTATCAACTCTGAGCATTACACAGATGGTAGTATTGACACAGCTCATATAGCTGACTTAAATGTAACAACTGCAAAGATAGCTGCTGATGCTATAACAGGTGCTAAGATAGCTGATGACGCTGTAGATTCTGAACATCTAGCAGCTGATTCTATAGATGCTGAACATTATGCAGCTGCATCCGTAGACGCTACAGCTTTAGCTTCTAACGCTGTTACTACAGCTAAGATTACTGATGCTAACGTAACTACAGCAAAAGTAGCAGATGATGCTATTACTATTGCTAAGGTAGGCTGTGAACAAACAACCATATCTGACAGTGATTCCCATATTCCTACATCAGGAGCTGTTGTTGATTATGTTGCAGCACAGATAGCACCTATTGGTGGTCTTGAAGTAATAGCAGATGAAGATAATTTCCCTTCAACTCAACCAGCTTCTGGTGTTGTAATATCAATTGCTGATGCAGCTGGTATTGTTGTCAGTGGAAGTGGATCTTCTACTACTGCACGTACAGCTGGTAATGGATCTGATAATGTTACTATTAATAACTTCCCTTCTAGTCTTTATAGTGAAACACTAGCTAGTGGTGTAGGTCTTATGGTCACATCTACTGGATCAAGTAATACATATAATTACCATAAACTCTTAGCAGCTGAAACTGATGTTAAACAGTTATCTGATGATATCAATGACTTCAATGCTAGGTATCGTGTAAATGCTGGAGAACCTGGATCTAATAATGATGAAGGTGATTTAGTATTCGACACTAATGCTAATAAGATGAAGGTCTATGATGGTTCATCTTGGGGAGAAGTTACATCAACTGGTGAATTTAAATACTTATTCTTATGTCCTGCAGGTGGAAGCGGAAGTCCTACTTTAGATGGTAGTATTGCTACATATGACCTTAGAGAATCTAGCAATTCAGGTACAGCAGCTAGTATAACAAATGCAGCACAACTTATTGTAAGTGTTAATGGTGTTGTACAAAAAGCTAATACAGGTACTAGTGCTCCTGCAGAAGGATTTGCATTAGTAGATGCTAATACTATTGTATTTGGATCGAACTTAGCTAGTGGTGATTCCGTATTTATTATACAGATAGGTTCAGCTGTAAGTATTCCTACACCAGGAGATGGTACAGTTGTAGAAGCTAAGATTGGTAGTGGAGCTGTAACAACAGCTAAGATTGCTGATTCTAATGTTACTGTTGCTAAAATGGCAGCTAACTCAGTAGACAGTGATCAATATGTTGACGGAAGTGTAGATCATGTTCACTTAGCAGCTGATTGCGTAGATGGTGATAATATCCAAGATGATGTTATTAACTCAGAGCATATAGCAGCAGGTGCAATTGATTTAGAACATATGTCTTCTGAATCAGTTGATGAAGATAATCTACATATATCTAATGCTGGTTCTAATGGACAATTCCTATCTAAACAATCTGGTAATTCAGGTGGTTTAACTTGGGCTACTGTATCAACAGAAAAAGGATTAGATGGTGCTCATATTTGGAGAGTAAGTGCCGAATTTACTGGTGATGCTCAGCCTATAACTAGTAATTGGGAACAAGACGATAGTACTGGTGCTGGACGGGTAGGTACTGTTATGAGTGAAAGCTCTGGAGTATTTACATTTCCAAGTACAGGTATTTGGTATCTAGAACACACGGGTGTTTTTTATAACAGTGGTTCTGAAGATGCTACTAATCTTTATATTCAAGTAACTGAAAATAACGGTTCTGCTTGGACTACTACTGGAGAAGTATGGGTTTCTCAGTCAACTGGTTATTTTCAAGCTAAAGCTGCTACAACGTTGGATTGTACAAATACAAGTACTCATAAAGCACGATTTGCAGTTAATACAAGTAGTGGTAGTACAAGTTACCAAACAAGTTCAACTGTAAATAAATGTTATGTAATGTTCTTGAAACTAGGAGAAACATAATGACAAGACCAACACATATAGAAAACTATTTAATAACAGTTCGTACAGGGCAATGGTTCGGTTGGTCTGACTCTAAAAATAAAATCTATGCCAATTTAATTGTGCATGATGGTGGGTCTAAACCTAGTGAAACAGATTGTACTAATGGACTAAAAGCATTACAAGATGCTTGGGATTTAGAGAATGATTCTTATAAATCTAAACGTAGAGAATCTTATGATTCAATTCAAGAACAATTAGATCAACTTTACTGGGACAAAAAGAATGGCACTAACAAGTGGGTCGAAGCCATTGACAAAGTAAAATCTGACAATCCAAAACCATAATGGCATTAACACAAGTAAAAACAACAGGTTTAGCTGATGATGCTGTTACGACAGATAAGTTAGCTAACGCTATAAATTCAGAAAGAACAGCTAATACAGCTAAAACTACAAATGCTACACACACAGGTGAAGTAACTGGTAGTGGTGCTTTAACTATTGCAGATAATATTGTAGATGAAGCTAATTTAAAAGTATCTAACGCACCAACAAACGGTCAGTTTTTATCAGCTCAGTCTGGTAATACTGGTGGTTTAACATGGGCAGCAATAAGTAGTGATACGGATATAGATTTTGCATTATGGAGAGTTACAAGTAATTGGTCTGGAAATACTGACCCTATTACAAACTTTTCTGAAAATAATCACAGCGTAGATATGGGTTATAGTAGTGGAATTTTTTCATTTCCATCTACAGGTTTTTGGCACATTATGTTTCAAACGTATCTTTATTATAATTCTGATCAAGATAACATTGAACTACATTTACTTACAACAACAAATGATAGTAGTTACTCTACACGAGCACAAGCTTATTCACACATGAATAATGACGATGGTGGTAATTTATATACTACGATTCAAGTTAGTCATATATTTGATGTGACAGATACATCTAATTGTAAAGTAAAATTTAAAACTGCTGGAACTGCTGCAAACTTTCATACTTCGTCTAGTTCAAATGAGTCTTATGCAATCTTTAAAAAATTAGGAGCAACATAATGAGACCTACACACATTGAACATTATTTAGTAACAGTAAGACAAGGTTGTTGGTTTGGTTGGAGTGACCCAACTAATAAAATTTATGCAAATCTTATAGTGCATGACGGAGGTTCTAAACCAACAGAAAAGGAATGTACAGATGGACTTACTACTTTACAAGCTGCTTGGGATTTAGAATATGATAGTTACAGATCTAAAAGAAGAGCTGAATATCCAAAAATGAGAGAACAATTAGATCAAATATATAATGAAGGATTAGATGCTTGGAAGGCTTCTATCAAAGCTATTAAAGATAAATATCCTAAACCAGCTTAATGTCAATTCCTATACCAACGCCTAATCTCCCTAAGCCTTTAGACCTGCCTAGAATCCCCTTGAAGCAGCCTTCAGCTGAGATACCATCATATCGCCCTATGGTGATTCCTCCGGCTGATCTAGAGCCTCCTAAAGAGACTAAGGCAGAGGGAAAGGAAACAACAGAACAACCAGCTCCACCTAGTTTACGGATTCCTGTAATTGATATACAGATGCCGTTACCTACAGCAGAAGTTGTAACTACCGCTACATACGCAGCTGTAGCTGCAGTAGCAACAACAACTCTTGCTACTCCATTCTTTGATCAAATAAAGAAAAAATTGACTAAATTTTTACAAGGTAAAGTTAATAAATGGAAAGAAAACCGGAAGAAAAAAAAGGAATCCTTGGCAAGCTAAAAGATGCTGCTGAGGACCAAGAACACCAAATCCAAATTCTTGGTACATTTGTTAGACTTGGCGTAGTAGTTTGGTCTGGATTCATAATAACCATGAATTATGTTGAGATACCTATGGTTAAAAAATCAGGTAACTCAGATATCACGTTCGTTGCCAGCGTATTTACGGGAGCACTTGCCACTTTTGGCTTGACCACTGGTAATAAAGGTGGAAAAGGAACTCCCGTTAATTGTCCAATGGCTAAAAAAAAGGAAGAATGAAAAAATGGCTTTTACTCTTCCTACTGTTATCCCCCACGGTAGCAAGAGCAGAGTTGGTGACTCCAAATTTTACCCAAGGAAGCATGAACTCGACAACCACTACCACCCAAGAAATTACGGAGGAAATAACAATAACAACATATGGTTCAGCATTAAACAAATGGTCTGGGGACAACATAACCCATACTTCAACCTCATCAGGAGGTATAGCCGATTCAGATTCGGTATTCAACATGACAACAGCTGGTTCAGATTTCACTCTAGAAATCGTAACACGAGCAGCAAGTCAGGTATTAGAAGTACAGGAAATCGAAAGAACTATCGAAACTACTGCTACTACTACCTCCTTATCGGTCTTCTCGCAATAGGAATTCCTGTTAAAGCAGAAGATGAAACAAATAATGTTTCTAACCCTGTGGCGGCTGCGACGGGAAATGTAACCAATCAAGCGGTGCAATTCCAGAATAATGGTGCTCCATCTAGACAGCAATATGGACCAAACATAAGTTGTAATGGTAGTACCATGACATTTAGCCCATTTTATATGGGTAATCATACGACACCATACGATGATGTAATGTCTCAACAAAGCTATACTGTAGCTGAAAATTGGGGTATGCAATTAAATTTTATGATCCCTTTAGATAAAAGAGGATTAGAACAATGTCGTAAAATAGCAAAAAGACAAGAAGAAAAAATGCGATTGGATTATGAATTAGTACGTGCTAAAGAATGTGCTAGTTTACAGGCTAAAGGTTTTATGATTCATCCTAAGTCTAAATTATATCCATTATGTGCTGATATAATACCAATTGCTTCATATTTAAAATCAATTCAAAAACCCGAAATTCCCAAGGAAAAGCCTTGGTACAATCCATTCTAAAACAATGATCCTAGTAATTAAACCCATCCTATTCGCCTTCTTAAAGTCAGATTCTGTTAAGAAGCTTGTAGTAGATCTATTAGAAGCTTATGTAGCTAGAACTGACAATAAGCTAGATGATCAAGCATTGAAAATTGTAAAAGAAAAACTATTCTCATAATGGCTAACACAAGAACAGGTCCAGATTATCTAGACCAAAAATCTAAAAAGAAAAAGAAGTCAACTTTTAAGAAAAATAAAACAATAAAAGATTTTGGGAATGATGTTGAAGCATATGCAGCTTATCTTTCCAAGAGAACCATGAGTCCCGGTAGTGGTCGTTAAATTAAAAATGAAACATAATGTCTAAAGCCACAGAAAAGCAGTTTAATGAACTGCATAACCTCGTCACTACTGAATTCCTTAAAAGGGTCAAGAGTGGCGAGGCTACTACTCAGGACTTAAAAGCAGCTTGTGATTGGCTGAAAGCAAATGATATAAGCGGTGTAGCATACGAAGGAAATCCACTTGACAAGTTAAATAAGATAATGCCAAAGGTAGATCGAGAACTTGTTACTAGGAGGATGTATGGCCGGCAAAAGACGGTTTAGTGGACCGAAGTACGCTAATGGTAACCATAAATCACAACAAAAAGCGTACATGCAGGGGAACGGAAAGAAGATCCGTCTAGCTGCAGATAGATTAGCTGCTAAATTACCAGGGGGTAAAGTTGGAGATGGCTTAGATGCTTCTCATAACAAAAACGGTCCTGGTAAGCACGGTTGGGAAGCAGCCTCAAAGAACCGTGCTAGAAAAAACAGATCCAAACTACACATTACTTAAAATTATGCCAGCACCAAATAGAAGTAGGACACAAGATCCTAACGCACCAAAATATAAATATAAACCCGTCCGAAATAGAAGTAGGACACAAGATTCTAACGCACCAAAAGCTAAATATAGAGGCGGACCAGGTAGAGGAGAGACTACATCACAAAAGAAAAGCCGAAAGGAAAGGATTAAAAGAGAAATAGAAAGAATAAAGAAAGGTGGAACAACATTTTTTAAAGGTAAAAAAGATTCCCTTACATCTTTAAAAGGAAAGCTGAAAAAGGTTAATTCAGAGATTAAAAGTTCATCTTCTAAGAAAAGTAATCTTAAAATAGCACCTGCAGGTTTTACATTAGGACATGATTATCGAGGTGCAGCTGAAGCTCAAAAAATGGCTAGAGCTAGAAAGAAATCTGGTAAAACTATAGCTCAACTAGAAGCAGAAAGAGATAAAAAAATGAAAACAACGTTGCAAGAGCGGAATGCATCTTGGAGACAAGCTAGAAAAGAAGGTAAGTTAAAAGAATGGGAAGCTAAGAATAAGCCTAAGAAGAAAAGATTTAGGAATATGGTAGATCCTAGCGAATACTAAGGAGGTAACCTATGGCAATATTAAAGCCTTTGGTAAAAGCCGCTGGTAAAGGTCTCAAAGAGGCAACCGAAAAGTTTACCAGACAAGGTGTTGAGACTACTACTAAAAATGTACTTGAAGAGGGTGTAGAGCAATCTATAAAACACCCTCTTTCACCTAAAGATGCTGCTACTATTATTAGTGGATTAGGATTTGAAGCTAACTCTCAACAAGCTACTTATATTAACCATTATATGCATGCACTTGATGGTCCTGGAATAATAAATACAATTCAAAAAGGAGATGTTCAAAATATTGAAAAGCTCAAAAGGTATATAACAAATTATTCTGTTTATAGAGAACAGGGTGCATTAAATGAAATTGGCCATATTGCTGATAATGGTGCAAATAATTTAATTCAAGATACTGGTAAAGCTCAGAACGCTCAAGCAGCTATGGAAGGTGCTTCTCCTAAACCAGCAGAACCAGCTAAACCTTATAACCTTTCTGAAGGTGTAGAAGATTTTATGGGTGATACAGATCTAACAACTGCTAGAGCTTGGGAAAATCCTGGTGGTGAATTAGATAAAGCCCTTGAAGATATGTTAACAGTTAAGAAAAAAACTACTATAACAACTCCTGAAGGTAAAAAACTCACTTTAAATAAAGGTGATAAAATGACACCTGATATGTTAACAGGTAGTAAGAAAGATTATTATAATAGTTTAATTGCTACTGGATTCAAAACTTCTCCAGATGATGAATTAGTATATGGTTTTGGTGGGCAAGAATTATCTAAAATGGCTGGATTAGAAGGTAAAGATCCAGGGTTTTCTCCTCAATTACATAAAGGAAAAAGCTTTCATCATAAATCAATGAAAGAAATACAATCTTCTATCCATAAACGAGCTAGGGAACTTAGAGAATCAGGTGAAGCAACTACTGATGATTTAATTAATTTACATGCTTTGTCTAATTCAATGGGTGCCCCATCAGGTAGTAGAAAAAGTGCAGGTATGTGGTTAGAAGAATTTGGCCATAATATAACACATAAACAAACTGCCCAACGTAAGGGCATAGAACCTACAACTACTAGATGGACTAATAATCCTTTAAAGAAAGGCAAATCGGGTAGACCTTCTAAACCACCTGAATTTTCAAAAGAATTATTTAATGAAGCTGTTAATGCATCTGATGAATTAGGAGTTGATTTAACTAGATTTGATTTACAATATATTAAATCTTGGTCAGACGTTGCTGAAGGCCAACAGGGTCCAATAAATCTAAAACGAGGAATTGCAAAGTGGAAAGTTTTTAGAAAAACTGATGCCTATAAAAGATTTGGACCTGATGGTGAAAGTGAAATGTCTAGATTAATGAAAAGTACAGAGAATATGAATATTGCTGAATTAACTCAATTCCAAAAAGAAATGCTTGAAGATGTCACAAAACCTATGACAGAAGAAATGGTTCTAATGGAAGAAGTTATGGATAGTCTTACACCTAGAGAATTGATACAGTTAATGCAAAAAAAAGATTGGAATACACCTTTAAATCTTAAAAAAGCTTTAGAAGAAAACAAACGTTTTAAAGAAAGACATATTAAACAATCTAAAGAAAGAAGAGTTGAATCTGCAATTAAGGATTATTATTAACCATGGCAAGATTATCTAAAAAAAAGAAAAAGAAAAAAAGAGATCTTTTATTAATCTCCAATGCTAATAAGATTGTTCCAATCAGAACTGAAGAATCTATTAATCAAAGACTTTTAAAAATGACTGGTGATATAAAACGTTATGGTTATGGACCAACACGTAGAATTAAAAACAAATGACCGATGTTGTCACTGCATTAAAAGATGATTTTAAACTATTCCTACAAGCTTTGTGGGAACAGTTAGATCTTCCGTCCCCTACAAGAGCACAATATTCCATAGCTGATTACTTACAAAATGGACCAAAAAGATTACAAATTCAAGCCTTTAGAGGTGTTGGTAAATCTTGGATTACTGGTGCTTTTGTCTTATGGACCTTGTTTAAAGACTCTGAAAAGAAAATAATGATTATATCTGCATCTAAAGAACGTGCAGATAACATGTCAATCTTCCTACAAAAACTAATCATTGAAACTCCATGGCTCAAACATCTAAGACCGAAATCAGAAGACTCTCGTTGGAGTCGCATCAGCTTCGACGTCCTTTGTTCCCCACACCAAGCCCCAAGCGTAAAGTCGGTGGGCATCACTGGACAGCTAACAGGAAGCAGAGCAGATTTAATGATCTTGGACGACATAGAGGTTCCTGGAAACTCCATGACGGAGTTAATGCGTGAAAAATTACTTCAACTCTGTACAGAAGCTGAATCCATCCTTACGCCGAAAGACGATTCTCGTATTATGTATCTCGGGACTCCTCAGACTACTTTTACTGTTTATCGTAAGTTGGCAGAGCGTTCGTATCGTCCCTTCGTTTGGCCAGCGAGATACCCCAAATCCCTTGCCAATTACGAAGGACTTATAGCTCCACAGCTACAATCAGACATAGACACAGGTGCTGAATCAGGTGCCTGTACTGACCCAGATAGATTTGATGATGATGACCTTATTGAAAGGGAAGCATCCATGGGAC